TTCGACGATCTCTTCAACAATCAACTTGACGTAACGCTTGCGTAGACGCCAAATCTTTTTGTTGAGTTCTTCCATTTTCATGGTGGTGCGAGCCTTGAACGCAATATCGTCGTCGAAATACCCGTGCTTAGCGAACAGTTCGTCTTGTAGATCGGCTTCGTCGAACAGAATGTCGGTAATCCAGTTCGCATGGCTGTCAATCTTGAGCATCAGATCCGCGAGTCCTTCAGTCCCGAATTCGTCGTAAACCCGGTGGACAATCGTGTCGCAGAGATGCGAACGGTAAACCTGTTCGATGTTCATTGACCCCGTCATGAAGTCACCGATCATTTCGATCAGTTCTTCACGAGTGATGTCGTCTTCGTGGTCGAACATGTGTACCCCCTATCGAAGAGCGTACCTACATTTTGACACACGAAACGCTCACACAAGAGAAAGCACGGCTTGCTGTGCCTTCAGTTTGTTCTTTGTCACCCACGAGTTGTAGTCCATGGACGCAGCGGCCCTGTCTTCAGCCCCGGCTTCGCGGTGGTGATCAAGGTATTCGCCGATCGCGTTGTACGCTGCCCAGCCGTTTTGGCCGAAACCTCCAGAGTTTTTCTTGGAGAGGTAGAGCGACCGGACAGTCATCTGAAGGTTGTCGCGATTTTCTCGTTGCGCTTTGGTTGCGTCAGACTTCTCAGGGAACACGGCGTTGAACACGGTGTCGAACTGTCGGCTACCCGTGGGTACGGGGATCCGGAGCATCCGTTCCGCTGTTTCCTTGAAAGAACGAGCCCATTCGGTAGAGATCTTGAGGACTTCGCCGGCCTGTTCAAGTGCTTGGTCTTGGTTCCGTGTGTGCCGGGCAGTGAATGTCGACCGAGCATTGTCAAGAGCCATGAGAACCGTGTTGCGGCAAACAGACCTGTTAGGCGTATTGGCGTAAGTGATTGGAACCTTGCCGTCGTGACCGTTACGCACAAGCAGGTAACGCTCGATCCGGTCGTTCACCCCAGTCGGGTCAATGATCAGCGAGCCGAGGTTGATGGATGCGAAGAACTCTTTACCATCGCGCAGAACACCACATGTTTCAACGACTGCTTCGCCGGCCGAAGCCCCGACGACGTCCAATGCCCGCTGTAGTGCTTCTTTGTTTTGGGTGGGGACATATCGTGTTCCAACAGTTGCGAGACCGTTGAAAGTGCCGTCTCCGTTCACCCGTACGGTTGCCCGCGAGTTGTCGATCAGGATTGGTGTCCCATCGGAGTTCAGAATGAAGTTGCCTTCGTCGTCTACGGCCGCAACTTTGGTGGTTACGACGTCGAAGTCGGCCATTGCTGCGTTGAGCATGGCTTCTGCTGTTTGTAGACCGTTGACTTGCTGTCCGAGGCGGTGCCACGGAATGTCGTTTGCGTATGCCATTCGGGCGGTGCCGTCGGCGTTGATCTCGATTTCGTGACTCATTCGGGTTCCTTCCCCTCTTTAGTAGATAAATCTATCACGTTTTTGCCGTTCACATAGTTGTACACGGTAACTCGTGATACGCCAACCACCGCAGCGATTTTGTTGACCGCTTCGCGCAGTTCGAGAGCCCCGAGTTCGATGAACGCCGCGATGCAGTAGCGACGCTCTTCGATCGAAAGCGTTGACAAATCGTTGGTCAGCATCCTCCTGCACACCTCCTCGTGAAGCCTCTCGAAGGCGTTGTTGAGGTCGTACATCGGTTCTTTGAGAACAATCATGCCCTCAGATTAGCCGAAGGTGAACGAAACGTCAACGTACGAGGGCTGTGGCTTTCTTCTTTCTTGACCACGGCGCATCCTCCGGCCCCCGAACGTGCGGGTCAATCCAGATCAAACGATGCGAGTCAGGGTCGCCAGACGCTCCGAGCGACGGGTACCACTGGTTCCTCCAGTGACCACGAACAATCGTCCGATAGTCAAGGCGAGATCCCTCTCCGTCCCCAGAACCACCCGTGGAGTGCCTGCGAAGTTTCAGGATGCATAACGGGTCGTCGTGACCGGTGATCCTCTTCGCATTTCTCTTGAACGCACGAGTCAGGCCGACGGACGGCTCGGCGACGAGAAGTTCCTGCCACATGAAACGAAAGATCGTTGTGATGAACTTGCGAGTGAAGATGACGTCGGACGTTGCGATGACCTCATCGTCGACTTTTTCTCCAATCGTCATGATGGTGGTGGTCTCGCCCTCTCTACCCTCACGCCACTTCTGCCCGTACGCCCAACCTTGACAGTCGATGAGTGCGAGTACGTTGTCGGGGTAAGCCGTGTCGATCTCTTCATTGGTGATGTAGCGAATACATCCGAAGTCGGTGTAGATGTACAGCAGGATTCCGCCGGATCCAGTCCCGTCGATGTCGACCACAGTGTTCGTGTCGTTCCACCCGATTGCCCGTATGCCGATATTGACTGGCACTCCTTCCTCCGAGTATTCGTCCGGCTTGATCGTGCTGATGATCGGCCTTTCGAAGTACATGAAGCCTCTCGGTGATGGCAGGTCGGTGTAGTGGAGTGCTTCTGGTGAGGCTGACGATGCGGCGATCTCGATGAGTTCAACGATGTCGGATCCAACGAACGTGGTTGGCTCGGCCTTGAGCATCACTTCTTCAAGGAAGGACGACATGACGACGGCGTGAGTCATTCGACCTTGCCATCCGTCGGTGTCTCTTTGGATGTAGTCGGCGACGTGACGATCGGAGACCATGATGTGTTGGTCGATGACCGAGTTGCGTGCCTCGGGAATCCTGTATTTGCCGGACAAGAGGGCGTCGGTGAGTTTTGGTTCCGGGTCGGGGATGCCGGACAGCCTGTTGGCTGATTGTGGCACCCAGCGAAGCGCACGTTCGATGGCGTTGAGACGCTCGACGTGGACTTCCACGGATTTGTTGACTCTAACGTGCAGGCTTTCCATGTGTGTGAGTGTACACCTTAGGTGTGACAATCACAACATCGCTTGACAGTTACTTGCTGTAACCCCAAGGAACCCAGCCAGAGTTCTCCCAAATCGCGAGCGTCGAACGCAACGACACCTCAGGCAGGTACAGGTCGTCACAGGTGACCAACAGTCCATGCGTCTGCAACCACCCGTCAGGCCAGTAACGAGTCGGCTTACACCAAAACTGGTTGATCTGCGTCAAACCATTGGAGCCACCCATCGGGTCATCCGGGTTGTGCGCCATGCGATCACAGCGGGACTCGCGGTAGATGATGTACGACAACTTCGGCAACATGTCCTCGGTGAAACCAACTTCACGAGCCAAAGGCATCCACTCGTCGCATTTCCAGTCAGGACGATCAGACTTGTACGGTGGCACCGGATCGTACGGCGGGTTGGGTTCCACACCGCCCTCGCCTTGATATGTGTCCGCCGGCGTCGTGTCTTCAGCCCCGGAGATTCGAGCCATTTCGGCCAGTTCCTCTTCGGTGATTGGGGTGTAGGTGATCCCGTCGGGAAGTTTCGGTACTTGTGGGAGGATGACTTCGGAATCGTTGGCGTCCGGATCCCACGCGGTCGATGACCAATCCAACAGGCTGGTCTTGACCGTTGGTTGCGTTTCGGTGATGACCGGCAGTGGGTCAATGAACCGTGCTTCGGTGCTCGAATGGGTCGATACACCGAAGAGGGTGCCGAGGCAGGCGATCCAAGTGATGGCTTTGCCCAAGAGAGGTAATGATGAGCCCATGGCGATTCTCCTTGTGGGGGTTTCGGGGGCAGGGGTATGACAGCAGGTGGGCTGTCGGTACTTACTATATTACCATTTGGTTACGGAAACCAACGTATCAGTCAAGATTTTGTGCGACTTCTTCGCCTGCGCTGTACAGGAGAAGCCAGTTCGCCAAAGAATCCTCGTCCTTCGGATGCACGATGATCGCCAAACCGCCCTCATCAGGCTGGTTCTCAGGAATCTCGATCTCCAGAGAGTCCAACATGACACCCGCGATCATCTCGCAGGCCTCACGGTACTTCTCAAGCGTGTCGGCATCCGGCTCGTTATCACCAAAGTCGGCAGTGAAAATGTCAAGGTTTACAAAGTGTTCGAACAGGCGAACAGACGCCTGCGCGACTTCATCTTTACTGAAAATGGGCATGGCCTCATCCTAGACCTAAAACAATCCACCCACAACACGCACATTCCAGCAATCATGCTGATAAGATGACCTCCTGCCCACACCCGTGGGCTCGTATCGGGGGCAAGCCCCCGGAAAGAAGGCAATCATGGCAGGTTCAGAAACCACGTTGATCGGGAACATCACCAACGAACCCGAACTCAAGTACACCGCACAGGGAGCCGCGCGACTCGCGTTCTCCATCGCAGTGAACCACTACTGGACTGACTCTGATGGCGAGAAGCAGGAGCGCACCTCCTTCTTCAACGTCACTGCATGGCGGTACCTCGCAGAGGACGCAGCAGCAGTTCTCGAAAAGGGAATCGGCGTCATCGTTCAGGGACGACTTGAGCAACGCACATGGGAAGACGACAACGGTGACAAGAAGTCAACGATTGACGTTCTGGCCAACAACATCGGGATTCAGGCTCGTTCCATCGAATCCCTCGAACGCAAGCGTCGCGCCGAAGGCGGATCAGCCCCGGCAGCGAAGGCTGCTTCACCTCGTGCCAAGAAAGCAGAGCCAGTCGGCGAACCTTTCTGATACGATTCGGTCTGAAGACCCCGGTTGGAGGGAAAATGGGAAGTCCAGCCGGGGTTTTCGCCTATACGGACCAAGATATAACGTAGACTTGACGCATGTCCGACGAAAAAGCCCTAACCAGAGAGTTCCTCGCGGAACGGGACCTCCGGATCTTCAAGATGCGTCAGGCCGGCATTACCACCAACGAAATCGCCCGCAGATTCGGCGTTTCAACCTCTGTGGTGTCCAAAGCCATCAGCCGGCAACTCGAAAAAATGAACCGAGAGGCCCTAAACGCCTACCCGGAAGTCCTCCGCATGGAACTAGAACGACTCGACGCCCTACAAGCCGCGATCTGGCCCATGACCCAACACAGACGAGTCACCATGGACGACGGACAAGAAGTATCCGTTGAACCAGACATGAAAGCCATCCAACAGGTCCTCAGCATCATGGACCGACGCTCCAAACTCCTCGGAATGGAACAATCCAACGTTTCCATCCAAATGGACGTCTCCACAGACACCGCAACCCCAATCCGTGTCACGATGGCCGGCGAGTTAGACGGCGGGGCTGCCGCGATCGACGCATTCGACCCAGCCGAAGAAGCAAAACAACTGTTGGAACTCATGGCCCGATCCGGAGTCCTCCCAGAAGAAGATGTCCAGAAAATGTTAGGAATAGGCGACGAAGTGGTCGACGCAGAGATCGTAGGAGAGTATGATGACGAACATGAGTGACGAACCCGTTGTAGACAACATCGAACAGGCCATGGACGCTGTCGCAGAAAACATCGACATGACCGTAGCCACCAAAGCACCCACAGACGACGATCAAGACGGTGTAAACGCCGACAAACAGATCCTCATCCGTGCTACCCGTGGCGAACATGAGCGATGGAAGCGTGCTGCCGAAATCACCAACACCTCGATGTCGTCGATGGTCAGAAACCTCGTCAACAACTACGTGCAAGGCGTAATTGACTGCCCGCACCCGATGGAGTACCGCAAATCGTACCCGTGGGCCGAGTTCTGCATGAAATGTGACACACGCCTCCGAGGCTGATGAAAACCGAGTACGACCTTGACGATGACGGGTTCACGATCATCCGTGGACTCATGCAACTCGACATTGTCGACAAATACGTTGCGTGGGCCGGCCCTCTAATCGGGGAACTGCAGAAAGACCAGCAGGCGTTCCAAAAACACGCCCATGTGCGCAACATCTTGTGCAATCAGCGCCTTTTGCCGATCATGGGCATGGATTACGCCCTTCACTCATGTTTGTTGAGGTGGACACACTTCGGATTGCCTCTGCACTGCGACACGAACGACGGGGAGCCACATTTGGCTGTGTGGGTCGCTCTGGACAACGTCGATATCGACGATGGCAGATTTATGATCATCCCGGGGTCCCACAAGTGGGATTTTGACCGTTCTGCCGCGAATCTGGAACCCGAGACGGCCTCCATCTCGCCGGCCGTACACGCCGTCCTTGATGAGCACGAATGTCACCCCGAGTTCTTCACCGCGTCAAAAGGTGACGTTCTGGTGTGGAATACAGGCACATTGCATGGCGCTGTGCGCCCGAAGAACCAGTTGGCTCAACGTAAAGCGGCAATCGGCCACTATTCGCCGGCCGGTGAAAACGTGTCACTGTTTGCATCCGGGTTGTATTGGAGTACTGACGGAATGCCTGTAGAGTAGGACATATGTTGACATATCATGAAAGGCAGGACTTCTTCACGTTCCCTGCCGGCTCACGAGCACACGGCTGCAACACCCGTGGTGTCGCCGGCGGTCTAGCAGGAGATGTCTTCGCGAAACTCCCCGAAATGGACTTCGCCTACAAAGCAGCATGCAAAGAGGGTGTTGAGGCAGGCGGATTCCTACCGTTCCAAGCCGATGACGGCACATGGTGGTACAACCTGTTCACACAGGTCGAGCCCGGTGCTGACGCCAAAATCGATTACATCGTTGACTCGTTGAAGGGCGCAATCGAGCACGCCACCAGCAAAGGTGTCGCCACCATGACCATCCCATGTATTGGGGCTGGTATCGGTGGCCTCCACTGGGGTCTTGTGCGTTCAGCGTTCTACGAAGAGTTCGTTGACGGACCGTTCCATCTGCAGGTGGTCACCCGTGGCCGCTTCAGTGACTATCCTTCATGACATGGAACCAATCGAAGTACTAAGGAGCCTCGGTGATGACGCCGAACGGCTGTTCCCAGAAATCGAGAAACTCGCCGAAATCGCGACAGATGCCGGCTCAGAGGAGATGACCAAGAGTGTTCAGGAGATCGCGACCTACTTCGCATGGGTCAGACAATCAGTCCTCGCCTTCGCCTACGACTGAGCCAGCCGAACGGTACGCCATCTGCCTCGAATGCCCGAGGCTTCGCAAAGCGTTGCGTCAATGCAAAGAGTGTGGATGCTTCATGCCTGTGAAGGTACAGATCCCCGGCGTGTCCTGCCCCCTAGGTAAGTGGTAGGGCAACCCGTGGCACTCCTCGGCGTCGCCCTCATCATCGTCGGATTCCGACTTCTGTGGTGGGTGCTCGACAACCTCTAGGGCAACTGCCATGAGGGTGGTGACTGCACTCCCTCAGCGGCCTCACGGACCGCTCGGATCACGAACTCCTGCACGGCAGCCTTGATGACGTGTGACGCTTGGTCTCCCTCGATGCGAGCCAACTCCTCGCCCTTCGTGTCGCTGACCACAATCACGTCGTTCTCAAGAGCCTCGATGTAGTCAGCCACCTCACGTAGGTAGGCAGGGGTCAAGGTCACTGTGATGGTGCCAGCCTCCTGCATGTCAGCGAACAGACGAAGCGTGCTCTTCGTGTCCTCGTCGTCTTCAGTCTCGAACTCTGACATCATCTTCTCCACGTACATGGTCAAGGCATGACACATACCTCCAACCACTGCTGCTCTCGTACAGATCGGCCTGCTCACTACACGTCATGCAGTGATGCCACGACCTTCTCTCAGTCTCATCAATCAGCCTTCTGAAGATCTGGTTGCCGACTGTCTGTTGTTCAACGGTCTCCCCTGCACGAGACACGTAGTTCGCGTAGTAGCGAAGACCACCGAACTTCTCTTTGATCTGGAACACCTCATAGTCAGGAGACAGGTAGGACAGATGTCTATGTAACTCTGTGATGAGTTCACTCCATCCTGTGTAGTCATCACATGCTTCACTCACATGATCGACATGTCTAGTGTCAGGCTTGGTGAAGATGAGTGGGACGTTCTGTTCAGGTACGTCGAAGAAGGTCATGCGAGACAGGCTACAGCAAACAGTCCAATCGTTACACCAATAGAGATAACGATGAAACAGTTCTGAAGAGCAATGTCAATCTTTGTCAACTTGTCCATGTGACAAGAGTAACACACATGTCAAGACTTACAGATGATTGCCCTTCGGACGACGAGGCTTACGAT